CCCCACGCGTGTACGTGACGGTTTCGCCACGAACGCGCCGTGATGCCTCTCTGGCTGCTGCTGCTGCTGTTGCGATTGGTGATGGCATGGGATGCTTTCAAAAAGCCCCGCCGCCAGGGTGGAGGCTGACGGCGGGAACCCGCGCGGGCTGACTCAGACGATCATCACAGAAGCGTCTCGGTGTTGAGGATCGAATCGGTGTAGATGATCGGAATCCCCTCGTACTCACGAACCAGAGGAGCAGGAGCCCCGACTGGTGAGTAAGTTGTCCGGCTGCGTTGCAGCTGGCCACCAGACCGCCGATTCATCGCAATATGAGTCGGAGGATCTGCGGACGGGAACAACTCCAGACACTGGCTCATCAGCAGATCAGTCAGGCCCTTGCCGGAGTCGGCTGTCAGGTTTCCAATTCTTGCAGCCGCGTACTTGCTGCCAGCCTGGATTCCCAGATGGCCGCCAATGTGTCGGCAGAGAGCCGTCATCAGCTTGCTGTTGCTTCCGGCCACTTCGCTCTGGAAGGTTTCGCCGACAAGAAAGTTAATGTTGTCCAGTGCCAGATCCTCATCACCAGCACCAACCACGCTCATGGCTGCATCGTCTGGAGTCGATCGAATGAACCACACGCTGGAAGCCGTCCCGGCAGTGGCCCCGCCCGCGTCGATCAGCAGATCACCGCCTGCTTGGTAATTGGCATCGTCAGACAGGCCACTGAACCCGCTAGCGTCTCCCTCAGTGGTGCCGTTGAAGACCTGCTTCTCCAGCACAGACAGAGCCTGCCGAAGCTGCTTGCGTGTGATGCGATCCAGCCACGCTTCAGACCCGCCTCGCCATGCCCGGCAGAGGGCTATGTCTTCGCGGATGGTGGCGTCGATGTACTTCAGATCCACGCTGACCTGAGTGCTGGAACCGGCTGTGTAGTCGGCACCAGCGTTGACTGCACGGAAGCCGATGGTGGGGGCCGTCGTCTCTTTGTTGAATTTGTGGGTGGTGCCGTTGCTGCTCATCATCGCGTTGAGCTGAGAGAGCACGGGAGCCCCGTTAAGAATGTCGGTGATCTCTTCTGGATTCACATCCAGAGAGTTGAATTTGACCAGCTCGGCCAAAGTGGTAAGCGTGTCCGCCATTGTCGTGATCTCCTTAGATCAAGTGTGTGTATTCAGTCCGCGACCCCTGTCGCAGATCAATTCAGTTCTTCTTGCCCTGGCAGGCTTCTGCCCACGAGACATAGCCCTTGTCCGCTGCCACGTTGACGCCTTCGGCCTCATCTGGTGACGACTGAGCAGCTGCTGCGGCCTGCTCGCGGAGCTGTGCCATCTCAGCCTTCAGGTCCTGCAGTTCACCGGCCAATCGGTCAACGTGGGCCTGCTGAGCATCGGACCAGCTGATGCCATCGCGGAACATTGCAGCCCCTGCGGCGTCCCCGAAGGCTGACATATACGCGCCGAGATCGTGGACAGCTGCGACCGGCTCGGCCACTGGCTCCTCCACTTCCTCAACGTCCTCTTCTGCCACCGGTTCAACCTCTTCACCGGTTTCGTCGTCGATCGTCTCAGCCACCGGCTGAGTTTCCTCGGGAGCAGATTCTGCGACAGCTGCCGCCTTCTCCGCTTCCGGCACAGCCTGCTCTGGCTGCAGCTTTGGCTTGGCCATGTCCGGCCCTCCATTCGCAAAACCTTGGTCCCGGATCATCTGGAGAACGTCCGCCAGACTGCCGATTCCATCAATGAGTCCAATTGTTTCTGCCTTGCTGGCTGACCACCACCGGCCATCGGCCACGCTGTCCACTGCTTCCTCAGACATCTCCCGCCCTGCCATGATGTCCCGCAGAAATGCCTCGTTTGATTCCTCCACCGTCTGCTGGAGGAATTCCCGCTGCTGTCGTGTCAGTGGCTCGCCCGGTGTGCCGAGTCCCTTGTAAGGCCCCGTGGTCAGCAGGATGCTTTCGACCCCAGCCTTCTTGTACGCCTCCGAATAGTCCAGAAGCTGCCAATAGGTTCCGATGCTGCCGACCTCTGAATCCTTGCTGGCGAACACTGACCCAGCCTGTGATGCGATCCGGTAGGCTGCACTGGCCCCCATGCCGTTGATCGACGCCACCACCAGCGTCTGCTCTGCCAACTCGCGGATCTGATCCAGCACCGGACCCTGACCGGCCACCATGCCGCCAGGACTGTCGATCTTCAGCACGATTGGCGGGAGTTGCTCCATCTGGCTGATTTCCGCCAGTGCCTCACCGATGGCTTTGTAGTTCGAGACAAACGGGCTTTTCCGCTTGTACAATGGCCCGATCACAGAGACGATCGCGATCCCGTCTGCGGTCATCTCGTAGGGCTTGGAGTCCACGCCGAGAGCGTCCGCCAGGTATTCGGTAAAGACGTCGTCGAGCGTTTCTGGATCAAGGCCAGCCTTGCGGGCTGCCCGTGCCTGAAACGCTTGGAGGAATCGCTGGTCAATCTGCCAGAGTCTACTGGGGCTCATGCTGTCACCTCACTGTCTGCACTGTCCGAGCCGTCTGTCAGCCTGACCATAGCCGCGTCTGACCACTTCTGGAGGAAACCAAACTGCTCGAGCTCCTCGCGTTCCTTGGCAATCTCGGCCACATTATCTAAGTAATCGCCGAGCCCGAATTCATCGCAGACGTCTTGCATGGACTTGAGTCCAGCCGCCACGCTGCGGAGGGCTGTGTCCAGTTCCTCCTGCGGTTTCCACCATGCCACGCCACGGGGAATCCACCGGAATTTAACGTCTTCGGGTGTCATGCCACTGGGAAGATTGAGCTCGCCAGTGCCGCCAAATTCTGGACGCAGGAACCACCGATAAAGCCGCCAGCGTGCCATCTTGTCATGAAGAATTCGCTGAGTTTTGCGTCTGGTGTGGCAAGCCCGCTCAAAGCCGATCCACGCCATTCTGCTCCCGCTGTAGTTCGTGAAATTCTCAGAGAACATCGAGTAGGACAGGTCCAAAGACTTGAGCGCGATCTGCGTGCAGAGCTGGAGGAATTCCTGCGTGCTGGTCGCTGGTGTCTGGCTCTGGATGGTCTCGACTGACTCGCCCACATCAAGATCGACGACCGCAGGGCCCTTCCCAAAGTCTAACAAACGGGCTGCCCCGTCCTGCGGGCTGGCTTCGTCGTCGTCTTCATCGAAGGCTTCGGAGTCTTCTTTTCTGGCAAACGCGATCCCGAAAAGCTGGTCCAGCTTCACCTTCGCCCTCATGTGATCGAATGTCTCGTCCAGATCCCTGAACTCATTGAGGGCTGCCACAATCGGAGCCACTGGCCTGATCTGATTCGGCCTGGCTTCATGCTGGCAGTATTGCCAGACAGATCCCGCTTTTATGATCCTGTCCTGGGCCTGTCCGGTTCTGGGGTCCTCTTCGGCGAAATTCCACGCCCTGACCCGACCGCCGACTAACTTAGCCCCACCGACCCATTGACCCGCGTCTCTTCGGCCCGTTGGATTCTGGCAAAATGCCCCCTCCACCATCTGGAGAGATCCATTGACACGGATGAAAAACGCATCACCGGCCAGCAGTTGCTGGGCCTGTGCGATCCGTCGCATGTCGTCCCAGTCCATGCGGCCATAGTAGTCAATGGCTTCGGCCTGTGTGTCTCGCTCCATCAGTTCCCGAAGTGCGACATTCAGCCCCCGATCAGCAGTTCGTGGCTGGAAATCGAAGAGGCAGCAGTAATCCAGCGTTCGGCGGATTGCCCACGCCAATAGCCCCATATTCCGATGCACGTCCAGAGCATTGGCCTGCAGGGCCTTCCGCCTGTTGTCGGTCAGCAGGAAATTCTCGGACCGTGGGCGGAGTCGCGTGGAGCGTCTGCGATTCTTTGGGTTGAGCGCTTGGTATGTGTCCGACTGCTGGAGACTCATCGCGTCACCTCCTCGTCATGTCGGGATCATAAAAAGGTGATCGCTTCTTGCGACTTCCCGCCTCACGTTCAAGCCTGACCAATTCTTTCCGAACACTGGCTAGGTCAAACGAGGTGGAAGCCCCGTCCGTGCTGTCAGAGGAGACGCCAGACTCCAGCAAGGCCCGGAGTCGGTCAATCTTTTGTCGCCTGGTTTCGCTCATGGTCAGCATCGTGGAGGATGCTGACCCGGTTTGCTATAGCATCAATACGAAACCCGATTTATACATCAAATCCAGATGTGTCGCCGGACGATCATGGCCCCGCCGCAGTCGTTGCAGGAGCATCTCCGCAGCTCCACGCTTGAGTATTGCTTGCCCCTGAAAGTGCCGTTTCCGTTGATCCGGGAGACGGATGCAAACTGGCCCCGGTTTGAGCTTCCGCAGTGTGGGCACTGTGCGATTTGCTCGTCTGTCACTGGCCTGTCCTTGTGCTTGCTGCCGACTGGCCGCCCTGCTGTTTTCTTTGCCATTATGTCCTGACCTCCCTCCACCTAAAACAAAACGCCCTGCCTCAAACGTTCCAGAATGTCCGCGCAGTATTCCGCCTCGCGTTCGATGCCGATTGCCCGGCAGTGCTCCAGCCGTGCCGCCTCAATCGTTGTGCCACTGCCAGCAAATGGATCAAGCACCACACCGCCAGCAGGACAGACCAGACGCACCAGATACCGCATCAATGCGACGGGCTTGATCGTTGGGTGTTTGCTGTTGCGCCGCTCATCGGAACCGGCTTTGGCACAGTAAAAGAAACGGGCTGCGCTGCCGGAGTCGCCGTAGGTTTCCATCGTCACATAGCCCTTTTCGGCATCTTGCCCATACACGGCGCGACTTGCCTTTGTGTGTGTCGGCTCCATTTTGCCGCTCGTCGTCTCCGGAAACAGTTCCGCTACTTCGTCGCTGCCGTCGTGGATTAGGTTAGCCGGGAATCGGCCTGTGGGCTGCTCTTTATCGGTGACTTTGCGTTCCCGAATTTTGAATGTGTTGCTCCCATTCAGGCCATTGCTGCCGCCCGCCGCGTTCCGCCTTGTATCCTCCTCCGTCCCCACCCTACACCCATCAACATTCAGCGCCCCGGTCCCGTGCTCCAGCACGTTCGCGGCCACAGTGCCAGACAGTGGTGCCCGTGCCACTGTGATCGGCTCCAGTGCGGGCTTCAATGCTGTTCCCCAGCCTTGCCACTGCTTTGCGGCTTCGGTTGCGGGGGCTGTGATGTTTACAGCCCGTTTAGATCCGTCGTACTCGGGGCTGTGCGTGCTACCTACAAAACCAGCGCGCGCCTTGCGAGTGTCAATCATTATCTTTTGCCCCACCACTTCCCGTTCGGCCTCAATCCGCTGGACTAACTCATCCACCCATGCGGGCACCTCACCGCAGTGTGGGCGAATTAAGCACCACAGTGCAGCAGTAGGAATTGCGGGCTGGCTGGCAGCCGTTAGGTAGTGGCCGCCCATATTAGTGTCGGTGATCTGGTCCAACTGTCTCGCAGTCAGCCCCGTTGTGCGCATCCATGCCGTGAACTTGTGAAGTCGATCCGGCTCTCCATTGCATTTATCAATCGCCTTCGACACATCCAACGACTTCGGAAACCCCGACCCGTACACCCACGCAATCATGTCCCGGATCTCAAACCCCGCGTCCTCGATCCTCACCGCCATTCGGTGCTGTGTCCGCGTGCCAGCAAATGCCAGCAGATGCCCGCCAGGCTTCAGCACCCGAAGACACTCCTGCCAGACTTCGGAGGATGGCACGTCGTAGTCCCACCGTTTGCCCATGAACGCCAGCCCGTAGGGTGGGTCTGTAACGCATGCATCCACTGAACTGTCCGGGAGAGTCCGCAGCACTTGCAGGCAGTCGCCGTTGTGAATCTCTGCGTTTTTGTCTCTGTGGTATAGCGTCACGTCCTCACCTCCGTCTTCCGCCTCACCCTTCGCTTCCGTTTGCGCTCCACCGCGTCGCTGTACTCTGGAACATTGCACCCGGAGACCGAACCCAACACCAGACAGCCCACCGTGGTGTCCAGCCAGTGGTTGTCATGCCCCGGCTTCAGCCTCCACTCGATCACCGTCCGGCCCCTGCCCTCTGTTGGTGTGCCGAATTCGCTGGTAATGTGCTCGGCCAGCATACGATGCTTCCCGTCATACATCGTGACAGCCCCCGGACTTCCCACCCGTGCCGCCAGCTGGTCCTGCAGTGCAGTCTTCCAAAAATTCACGTCCACCGTCACGCTCTTGACGTCTGCTTTGCTCTTGCGTTTCTTAATAACCCAGCCCAGCCCGACCCTGCTCCCGTGGTCGTACTTTCGCTCGGCGATCGGTTTATCAGCTGCCCGGTAACTGTGGCCCAGATAGGCATACAGCCGATTGGCATGGTCAGACCGTGCCAGAGCCTGCTTGACAATCTCGCCCTTCCATCTGGCATCACATCCCACCGCTTCCATCGGGATGATCCCGCCGTCCTCGGTCAGCCACTCCCGAGAGAATAGCCAGTCCGCCAGATCGGTGATGCCCTCGCTGAGCGCTGCCATGTCGGATCGGTTGCGGTACTTGTTGCGGAGCTTCTTTCTCGCCTCCCGCAAAGTGAAGTAGTTTTCCTCCTGCTCCGGCCAGGTCCCATACCGCACCAGATGCCCGCTGCCGTCATCCTTCAGGGCCATTACGCTGTAGTACAGCAGACTCTGCTGGACGTCGATCGAGCACACAAGTTTGTGATAATCCCGGGGGACCAGTCCCCGTTTTATCTTTACGTTCCTGCCGTCTGCCAGATCCTGAGCGTTCAGCCACGCGCGTGATTCGTTGTGGTCCTGCTGTGGCTCGTTCTGCAGTTCTGACCAGAATCCTGTCCGGCTTCGGTAGTACCATTCCATCGCGTGCTGAATGGCTGAGATCTCGCCACGGTCTGCGGAGAATCTGGCCTCCCATCCAGCCTTAGCCCCGCTGTCCATCGCGGCCCGGTTTTGCTCGTAGTACGCTGTCGCCTCCCGGATGTCACCATGTGCCCGGAGGCTGTTCGCCCTCAATTCCGCATACTCGGCCCAGTAACGCATGGCCCCATCATCTGGCAGACTGTAGAGGAAACTTCTGCGGATGCCGCACCAGTCCGGATGGATCTCCGTGTTTAGCAGCCTGTCAGCCGCATCATCTGCCCGGATCACCGTGCAAGTGACCAGCGCGCAAAACGTCGAGTCTGGGCCAGCCATGCCCACCAGATCATTCTGGATCACCTCCGTTCGGGAATAGCATTGCATGGGAGACATGGCACTTTCGCGCGTCTGGAAGTCGTCACAGAGCAGCATGCTGGGCCTGATCACCCGCCCGTCTGGCAATGTGTGCAGAGCACCGCGAACCGCCTCCATCAGTCCAGCAGCTGAAACAATCGCACCGGTCCCAGGGTAACCGTCGAGCGTGGCAAAACAGATCGTCTTCGCCGATGTCATGATGTTGGTGGTCTTGCCGTTGTACAGCTGGCCCCGTGCCCGGTTGCTGACTCCTTCGAGCTTACGGAACGGGTAGCAAACCTCGGGGAAAAGCTCAAACAGGATCTGGTTGTGGGAGACCTCCACCACAATATCCCGAAGCAGCTTTTCCGCCTTGCCAGCGTTTGCGGCTGCGATCATGGCGAAGGGATGCCGCCGCGTGCAAATGGCCCAAATCATCGCCCTCATGATAATCGTGGACTTGCCAGTCCCGCGTGGCATCCCAACCGCTCGGAAGCCCCCGGTTGTGATCACCTTTTCCAGCTCTGCAATCAGCGTCAGATGATCGTCAGACCATCCGAGCCGGAACGCCTGCGGAAAGCATTCTTCAAGGAATGTCCGCAGATCATCCTCGCACTGCTGCCGCAGCTCAGGATCGGCCACGCTCGGGATTTCCCCGATCTCCCGCCCGGCTGCCGCCTGTGCCGCACTACGTGCCTTCGCCCTCGCTTTGTGGGCTTCGTAGGCTTCGCTGCTGTAGTCTGTTTTCGTTGGCATCAGTCCTCCAGACTGTCCACCACCTGCTGGACCTGCTGCAATGTCCGGCCACCAACCCAGACTTTCGTTGGTTTCGTCTGGCCCTTCTTAACCAGCCAGAACGTAGGGACTCGGCTGATGGCCTCCACTCGCTGGCCCTCGATCACTCTGGGCCGCCGTGTCTCTGGGGCTTTGTCGATGTCCACCAGCTCCACC